TGCCACTTGGTTGTACTCGCAAGTATTCATGTATTTGAATCTTACCCTGAATTCTATTTTTATCTGCTCTTCGCAGTTTATGCCCACCTCGTTGTAATGTTTCTCCAACTGTAGGGCCTGTAGTGCCTGTTCTGTTCCATGCTGCTGTATCTAGTACACCTTGAACAGAAAAAGGATCTTCTATTTCCATGTTAGTTATCATAATCGCTAAGTCTTCGCCTGTAAGACCTTTACGATACAACTCCCTATAAATTATAAGGGTGCCATCAGAAGGATCAACACAACCCCAAATACAAGCACTCTCAGAAGCATAACCATAGTCTATACCTTTTACCCTTTCCCAACCTATTGGGATTTCAAAAGGAGCTATAACATGAACTCCTATATCAAACTCTGTAAAAGCTGCACCTTCTGTTATATCCCAATTTCCTTCAAGAAGCTGCTTACGTTGTATATCTGGAAGAGCTTTAAGCATTTGTTCATATCTGCCATCTTCAGCAAGATACGGATTATCTTCTAGTCTAGCAGGAATAAACTTACGTGTCAACCCATCAGTGCCTGTAAAACTTTCATTAGGCTCGTTGGGCAGTACATATCTTTTCTTTACCCAAGTTGCTCCAACTCCTCCGGGGTTTGCAGTACAACGCATGTATGGTTCTATTTCTGGATCAGTAGTTCTCAAACGAGAAGCTAAGTAGTTCCACGAAAACTCTGTATTAAGATGTGTAATTTCGTCAAACCCAATCCATGAGTAGGCTTGGCCTTGGTATCTGTACACATCTGCATCTCGCTCAAGGTAGCCAAACTCTAATTTAGCTCCGCTGGGGAAAGTCCAGATCTTTTCAACTTCTCTGAACTTACAACCCGGAAAAGCCTTGGGATATAACTCCCTAGACTTATCTATAAGTTCCCTCAGTTCAGGCATTGAGCGTCTTAGTATTAACGCTCTGTGAGCAGCCCTGTGAGCGAATCTGAGGGGATCTACAAGCATAGCATAGGACTTACCACCCCCTGCTGCGCCACCGTACAAAACGTCTGTCTCACCCGCCGCCAAGAAATCTGTTTGCGGCCCTTCGTTGGGTCTGAAGATAACATTTTCTAGTGCTTCTTCTTTTAGTTTTTTAGGTAAAGTAGCTACATTATCTTCTGTAATTATTTTACCTGTAGTAGAAGATTCAGTATTATCTAGCTTAGCTAAAGTTTCTTTAGAAGCAGATAAAGAAGTCTTGTAAGCGTTAAGTTTAGAACGTGTTTTTTCTAGTCTTTTTTCTTTTAACCTAACGGCTCTACGAGCTTCTATTTTCTTCTTCGTAGCAGAGTGGTAGTTATACCCTCTTGATTTAGACCCTTTAGCTCTACCTGATCTCTTTCTAGGTGTTCCGTCTTTCTTTAAAACAAAATTACCTTCAGAATCTTTTTGGTATGCATCTGGATTTACTTCCCAATCATCCATTTTCTACTATCTTTTTTAAACCCATGTGGCTCAACTTACGTCCTGTTTTATGTTCTATCCAAAGAGCGCCTTCGCGTAGGCTTAAAGCCTTTTCTTTTATTAGAGGCTTAATTTCGTTTAAGACTTCTATTTGTTCTGGAACCTCTTCTAGAAACAAAGGGTCTTCAGAAAGAACATAACCAAAAGGAACTGTAGAACTTGTCCTACGTTTCAACATTAATAACTACCTCTTCTTTGGCAGGTAGCACAAAAATCCCTCCTTCAACTTTGTGGTTGACATCTAGTTTATCTGCTTTACCTAGCCCTACCCTATCTAAGATAGTTTGAGCAGCTTGAAGTCTTTGATTGACTTGCGGCATAGGTTGATCAGACTCCATAACTTGCACAAGCTTCATGGCAGCTTTAGGTGCAGACTGTGCCAATATACCAGATGCTAAGTCCACAATCTCATTTTTTAAGGCTTTAGTTACTTGCCAGTGAGTGTTGGGAGCATATCCAGCTAATTCGGCTGCTCTCTTAGGATCACCTCCTGTATCAACTAAATGATCTAGAAAAGTTTGTTGTTTTGTTGTCAATTCTTTTTTCATGTTTTTATTATAGAAGTGGTTTACACATTTGTCAAGGTTTTTCTTGACAAATATTGAATCCATCTCTATAATATCCATAGACCCACCGGGGCTATATCTATATCTAGATAGCCCTTAAAAGACTTTGAAGCCCGTCCAAACCCCTTTGAAGGCCCGCCCAAACTAGTTTACATTCAATTTTTCCTTAAAATGTATATGATTTAGTATATATATACGGGTGGGGGTATGGCCTCCTGCCCAGCCCCTTCAGAGATCTAAAAGATCTCTGAAATCTTTATAGTCTGGAACCCAATCTATTTAGAAACTAAATAGATCTTTAAAGTCTCTAGAGACTTTAGTGGGCAGCGACCTCCCAAGCCTTTCTAGTTTACAAAGTAAACTGAAAGGCTTTAAAGTCTTCTAAGTAATATATTACTTAGAAGATCTTCTTAGTTTTCAAGAACTTGAAAACTAAATAGCTCACCGACCTCAAAGCCAATCTAGCTCTTCCTAAGAAGAGCTAAAGACTTCCCAATCTAAAAGACCCAAAGGGTCTTTTAACCTGTTAAATCTATAAAACCTCTTAGGTTTTATAGATTTAATAAACTCTATATTTTCTTAAGAGGAGGTCTTACGACCTCTTAAGAAAATATAGAGGTTTAGAAACCGCCGAGCCGAGCAGCTTGGCACCGAAAAATACGATTAGGAAACTAATATGGCTAATTTTGATATGACTCGTCCCGCTACCAACAAAGCAATCTATGCAGTTGCTGCGACCTTGGCGTATAAGTTCATCGGCGAGAATGACTTGAAGCGATTTGAGTTTAATAAACTCAAGGCCCGATTCGGTGCTGTAATCAAATCAGTGCATGATGGTCAGCCTTTGGCTGGTGACATCAATAAGCTGTTCAAGGTCAAAAAGATTACTGCGAAGAACTCGGCTGCTGCTAAGTACCTTAAGGTACTTAAAACTGAGGATCTCAAGCCGAATCAAGAAGCTCCGATCACTGCCAAAGGCAAAGTCTCAAAGAACTTTAAGACTTCCTCGGCTCCACGACTTGCTACTGCTGCTGACCTTGGAATGATCTAAACTTGACTAAGCCCCTTCGGGGGCTTTACAATCCTTTCTTAAATTTTTGGAGCTTGTTATAATGGATTTATCTGAAATTGAAGGTGTCGGTGATATTAGTCGCAATGAAAGATTGGAGTATAGTTATAATTATAGACAATTCAGTGAGATGAGTTATCTTACTGAGTGTTTGTGGAAGTTTCAAAAGTCTTTGGTAGAAATTGTTTATACTTTAGATAACCGAACAGACAATAAAGATTTTATTGCAGCTTTGAGATTCATAGTGGACAATGAGATGTCTACCGCTAATTTTAGAAGTCAACTAATCTTAAAACATATTGATGATGCTTTAAGAGTGCTAAGTACAAGAGTTCCTGAAGAGTAAATATAACCATTACAAAGGTGGGAGCTTCGGCTCCCTTTTGTCAGTATAACTATTGAGGTTTTGCCAATGAGTAAAGAATTGTTGAAAAAGAACTTGCGAGAAAAAGTAATTGATCTTGACATAGCTATTGAAGTTGAGAAAGGTCTAGCAGAGCAATTAGAAGGTATTGAAGTTCCTTCTTTTGATAATCGCCTTGTAGGTTTAAGTGTGGAAGCTAGGATTACCGACCTTGTTATAGAGACAAAGCGCCATATAATAGATTTAATTGATCTAAGAATAGAAGCCCTTAAAGAACTACTAGAGATTGTAGAAGAAGAAGAGGCTGCATAATTAAACATTTTTAGGAGAATTGTATGATACTTGGATTAATAGTTTTAGCTGCTTGGGTACTCGTAGCGATGGTAATCAGTACTTATACTGGTGGCATATTGCTGTCTATGGTACTGAATGGTACTAGTTTAGATGGTGGGTTGTTAGTGTTTGCAGTATGCTTTTTACTCTTCGGTACAATACTTAGCTGGGGTTTTGTAGTAATGTGCTATAGCGCACTAAGGAAAGATAAAATACTGTGAGTCAATGCGAGCAATGTGGTGTAGTAAAAAGTAAATACTCAATGTTTTATGTTGAGCATAAACTATTGTGTGTTAATTGTGCAAAAACAGTTTTGCTTTGGAGTAAACTCAATGACTAACTTAATAACTTCAACAGCTTTGAAGACTATTAAACCCTACAAAGATTATATATATAATTATAAATACCCTTTGTTAGGTTTTAATAGTTCTACTAAGGTCTTAAAAGGCTTTAAATTAAAAGATTTTACCACAGGTATATTGTATTTGCAACCATCAAATGCTGTAGCTACTAAAACTTTATGTCCCTATGCTACTACTGCTGGGTGTGAGGATGAGTGTTTAGGTAAAACTTCTGGGCGGCTTGCAATGAATCAATCACAGTTAGCTATGACTAGAAGGACAGTGCAATATCTTCAAGATCCTGATGGCTTCAAAGACCGCCTTAGAACTGAAATACTTAAGAAAGAAACAGATAACTATTGCATTCGCCTCAATGGTACTAGTGATGTGGATTGGTCTGATCTGATTGAGTCGCTGCCTAACGTACAGTTTTATGATTACACTAAGATCTTAACTAGAGTTAAGAAAAATAAACTACCTAACTATCACTTAACTTACTCAGCATCCTTCAACAATACAAAGTGTATTAATAATTTTATTAAGGCCGTGAAGCTGGGCTTGAACACAGTAGTATCTTTTAATACTAAAGAAGCTAAGGGTGAGTTCAAGATACCGTCGCACATTTATGTGCGAGGAAGTAAAGTAAGTCTACTAAGTTTTGATGATACCGACTTAAGATTTTTAGATCCTGACGGTGCGGTAGGATCGCTGAAGCGCAAAGGATCTCAAAAGAAAACTAGATTAGATGAGCTTGGTAAGTTTAATTTCTTTGCAGACCCCATAACAATTAAAGCAGCGGCTTGACGAGGTATCTAAAATACTTTATAATTCTTACCTGTTTTTAAGAAGGAAGGTCTTACGACCTTCTTAAAAACAGGTAGGTCGGTTGGATGCACCGTGAAGCATGACCCGTCGCCTCCTTCGGGAACCTTAAAGAGCGACAGTAAGAAGTTGGTAACTTATTATTTTATAACTGTGGAGTTCGTATGAATACAGTAGTATCAATGTTCGGCAACAGATCAGCAATTGACACCCTCAGAAATGATGGATATGGCGGTGCTGATTTTGAAGTGGCTTCTTCGCCAGTGCTATACAAAGCTAAAAACTCTGATAGGTTCGGCGGGATACACTCTTTAAATAATAAAAGAGTTTACTATCGTGAAGATACTGGCGATGCTTTAGCAATCCACGGTGAGCGATACAAGCCTGTATCTCACAAAGAAATGATTGATACTGCTCGTAATGTATTGGAGCGCAGTGAGTTAAATCTTGAAGGTATTAAAGAAAACATTCAAGTAGGCGACAACGGCTCAGTTTGTTTTGTTCGGCACTTGCTGCCCAACCATGAGATACAAACTCCTGACGGTGACACGGCACAAATGACTATGCTGCACATTAATTCTTTTAACTCAGTGTGGCCCTATCAAGCCAGTGCTGGAGCGCATCAATCAGCTTGTACTAACCACCAAGTATTTGTTACTGGCGCTGCTACAATCTACAAAGCTCGGCACACGCAGAAACTTAATGTAGATCATGGCGCTAGACAATTGAATGGTATTATCGGGATGCTGGATAAGCAGAATGAGATATGGGCTAAGTGGGCTAATGAAGAGCTTAATAATACAAACGCTTTCATCCACATTGCAGAAGCTGCTGGTTCTAAGTTTGCAATAGGTAAAGTTGCTGAAGGCGAGCAAGTTTATGATATTATGAATATGCCTACGGCCTACAACAACAGCAGTTTAGTTTATATGTGGGATAAATATACAACACATTACCGCCGCAACATGGGCAACAACCACTGGGCTTTGTACAATACATTAACTGATTGGTCTAGCCATCATCGTGGTAGTCGCAAGAACTCTGTAGACTTTCCAGTTGCTCAAGTTAAAAAGTCTGAGCGGGTGCAGAAAGTAATTAGTTCTTTTCCTTTCGCAAAAGCTGCATAGTTTTCCTTGCCACCTGAGTAAGTGGATAAACTGCTCATTATAAACAACACAGTAATGCTGGAGGCGTAATGAGTCAATTAACTTTAACAGAGCAGCAAGCGGCGTATATTGCTGACTACATAGAGTACGAATACTCAGAGAGAGCTTCAGAGTTAACGTTAACTGACGTTATTTTGGAAGCAATAGAATCTATTAACGGTGGAGCAATACATGACAATGCTTCTTAAAGCTATCCGCTCTCAAGATAATTTATCTAAATACTTTGAGACTAATAAGCAGCACAAAAGTAAATTAACTGATGAAGAAAAGCAATCAGTATTTAGAATGACTAGAGAGGGCTTTACAGTAGGCGAGATAGCAGAAGCTGTTGGTATAGGCTACTCAACTACCTATAACTACAGGCGTCAGGAGCAGCGGAGAATGCTAAGTGGATAAAAAAGATTTAGTCAGATGCGCCGAGTGTAAAAAACTAGGACATCCCCTAGAGATGGTGCATGTATGGATTAAGGCTTTATGCGGAAAGTGCGCTAACAAAAGACTGCTTGGAGTTAAAGCAAGGTGAAAAATATAATTGATGTGTGCAACCACATACTAAAATACTCACAAGTATATCTATGTGAAACTGAGTGTACTGATTTAGTTCGTGAAGAAGCACTCCAATTATGTTTAGAGCATGGCGATGAGTTTGTAATTAATTTTATAGAAAACTATTTAAACACAATAGCAAAGGAGATGATATGAGTGCAGTAGATCCACAAGCAGAGTTTATGTCTGACTTAGATGATTGGTACGCCCAATTATTTGCGTTAAGAATATCCACTACGCCTCCTGTGAATCCAAGAGTAAAAGAAAAATTCTTTGCTTTTGTGCAGGATCGGTGTCACGAAGCGGGTGATTGGAGATTAAAGGATGACGTATTGGCATCATTGTTTTCAGAGTATCTTGACGAACTGGCGAATTGGTAATGCATATTAAAACTATGTTGAAGATGAAAGATTTATTCTTGAATCCTAAACGGAGCGATTGCTTTGTAACTTGGATGTTTTTGGATGGCTGGAGACTCTGTGAAGTGACTGTAGGCAGCAAGAAAGCAACACTAAAACCCCTTGCTGGAGGCAAGAAAAAAACTTTAACTATCAGACAGATAAAGGAGGAACTTAAATCTACTTATTGGTATGCTGCTCGTCAGGATGCCAGTGCAAAAGCCCAAGCAGAGGGCAGGAAGAAAAGAAAAGCTAATTGGGAACGCGATTACGCTTGACATAGATTCCTGAATCTGTATACTTGTTTGACGATAATTTATTGGAGATATTTTATGGCGGTATTAGAAGGCACAGCTTATTGGGCTGCTGTTACCACACCCAACACAACCTTTGATCCTGTGTATACAGTAAATTTGGTTGTGGATAATGAGACTGCATCTGAATTTGAAGATCGTGGTTTCACGGTGAAGCAGATGGATGAAGGCCCTGCAATCATAATTAAACGTAAGGTGAACGGGCCTAACGGTATGATTCGCAAAGCACCTATTCTTATGGATCGTATGAAGAAGGAGGTTGACGTTGCGGTTGGTAACGGCTCTCGCGTTAAGGTGCAGTACAAAGAATGGGAGTCTGTCTGGAACGGTAAGACCTTTAAGGGTCTGGACTTTGTTAAGATGCAGATTCTAGATCTTGTGCAGTACGATAACGGTGAAGCCGATGAGTTTGAAATTGAAGGTGAGGAGGAAGCTGAACTATGAGTGAGCAGCAAGGCTGGACGTACACATCAGAAGATGGGGTATATGCTGTAGATAAGTTTACGGATGCAGGTAAGACAGCATTTATTCTTTTGTTAGAAACGGATAAAGAGCTAAACACTTTGCGTAAAA